GGTTCTGGTTGGCTTGCACTGGGCTGGATCGGGGCAAACAGTCTAGCACCCAAGCCCGCTGCCTGTCTTGGCCCGGCTATGGCAGTATGGCTCAGGCACACAGGAGGCCATGCGCATGCCAAGGGTAAGCCTCACCCAGGACTTCCTCAACCGCCTGCCCGAGCTCGTTCCGCCTTCCGGCGCAGCGCACTTCTTCGATGCCGAGATCAAGGGCTTCGTGCTGGAGCTGCGCGCCTCGGGCGGGGCCACCTTCTACTTCCGCTACCGGCACCAGGGCAAGGTGCGCTTTGAGCGCATCGGCCGCCTCGATGAGATGCCCCTGGCGGATGCCCGCGCCAAGGCTTACCAGATGCGCGCCCTGCTCGATGCAGGCGGCGACCCCGGGCTTGAGAAGCGGCGCTTTGACGATCCGCCCACGCTGCAAGCCTTCGTCGAGGAACGCTATCTGCCCTACGCCCGCCAGCGCAAGCGCAGCTGGGCCACCGACGCCACCATGCTCAGGCACCATATTCTGCCGGCCTTTGGCGCTTGGCGCATGGATCGCATCCGCCGCGCCGATGTCATCGCCTGGCACCAGCGCCTCAAAGAGCAGGGCTACGCCGCGGGCACCTGCAACCGGGCGCTGGTGCTTCTGAAGTTCATCTACAACTGCGCCATCCGCTGGGAGGTCTTGCCCAAGGATGCCAACCCTTGCGTGGGCGTGGAGCTCTTCGAGGATCACGGCGCGCGCGAGCGCTATCTTTCCGCTGAGGAAGCGCAGCGTCTGCTGGCGGTGATCGAGAAGAACCGCAACACCCAGGTCGGCCAGATCATCCAGCTCTTGCTCTACACCGGCGCCAGAAAGCGCGAGCTGCTCGATGCCCGCTGGGAGGAAATCGACTTCGAGCGGCGCATCCTCACCATCCCGGCTAGCCGCAGCAAGTCCAAGAAGACCCACGTGGTGCCGCTCTCCGATGCGGCGCTCTCTATCCTGCGCCAGATCCGCGCCGCCCGGCAGGAGGATTGCCCCTGGGTCTTCGTCAACCCCGCCACGGGCAAGCCGCCCGTGTCTATCTTCTACGCCTGGGACTCCATCCGCAAGCAGGCAGGATTGCCCGAGGTGCGGCTGCACGACCTGCGCCACAGCTTTGCCTCCTTCCTCATCAACGCGGGCAGGAGCCTCTTCGAAGTGCAAAAGCTCCTGGGCCACTACGACCCCAAGGTGACGATGCGCTATGCGCATCTGTCGCCGCAGGCGATGCTGGAAGCGGTCAACGTGGTGGGCAGGGCCGTGCAGCGCCCTTCAAACGCCCAAGCCCCCGGCCCTGCCGGCGCTGGGCCAGCAGAACCGGGGGCGTGAGGCAAAGGCGTAGCAAGGTCTCTGGCTCGCCACGCATGGCCGAGCCTGGGCTGATCGCGGCCTAAGCTACCTTGCCACCCCCTTGAATTTCTCCACCGTCCGCATGCCGGCGATGCCGAGCATGCCGGTGAGGATGACCCAGAGCGCTTCGGCGTCGAGGATCGGCGGCGGCTGCAGGCTGGCCGGTATCCATCCGGCCCCTTGCATCGCGGCCCAGGCCCAGGTGAGCATCGGGTAGAGCAGGAACTGGTAGCCGAGCGCCGCCGCGCCGATCCAGCCGATCGCCGGCCGCCAGCCGGCCACGAAGAGGCTGGCATGCTGCGCTTCCGTCCGGTTGATCTCCTGCTGGCCTTTGATGAGCTCGGCTTCGAGCTTCGCGGCTTCGAGCCCGAGCTTTTGCAGTTCAATCTCGGCTTCGAGCCTCTCCTTGTCCGAGGTGTGCAGGCTGTCGATGAGGCCGGCGACCGTCGAGACGATGCCGCCAAGGGCAAGCGCAGGCAGCGGCATCAGGCGGCCTCCTTCAATGTCCGGTTGATCCAGCCGAGCAGAAACTTCGCCTGGCTGCGATCCCGCCGCACGAGCTCGGCATAGCGCGCGATCTTGGCAAGCGCATAGCGCGCGATGAAGAGCGCTTCATCCGCCTCATTGAGCGCGGCAAGCGTCTTGGGGCCAAGCTTGCCATCGGGCGTGAGGCCGCCGAGCACGGCCTGCGCCAGCACGACGGCGGTTTTGACGCCGGCGTTGACGGCAAAATCGAACAGGGTCTGCGCGATGGCCTGCGAGCGGATCGCCTCGCCCTGCAGCGGCCGCCAGAAATGCTCGCGGTAGAACTCCCGCACCGCTTCGGCCTCCGGCTCGCGGCCGGCGTCGATCTCGCGCCAGCCGCGCCAGTCGGGGTGCCTGTTCCGCGCGATGCCGGCGTAGGTCTGCCCGCCGCGGTCGCCTGGAACGTCGTGGAGGACGTAGCCGCCCTCGTTTTGGATCATGCGCTCGAAAGCTGGGAGGAAGTCAGCCATTTTTCCCATCTCCTTCATGATCGCGATGCCCAAACCTCGCCTGCGCCCAGCGCTCCAGTTGAAATATCGCGCGGCTGCCCATGTGGCCGGAGATGCCCACCAGGGCGGCCGTGATCAATGGCTTGAACTGCGCCGCCTCGCACAGCCAGAAGGTGATGAGCCCCGCGAAAGCGCTGGTGGCAAGCTCCCCGATGAGCTCAAAGAGGTTGGCAAAGCTTGACTCGCCGGCTTTGACGCGGCGGTAAAAGCTCACCAGGCCGCCCCAGGCGGCCAGCCCCGTGACCCACAGGTAGGTGATGAGGCCATAGGCGGTGGGGTCTTTGTCGTGCATGGCTAGGATTCTGGGTTGGGAAGGTTGCACTCAAGCTGCGTCACGTAGCCCTGGGGGCCGAAGCGGTGCTCGGCGCGGCTGACCACCCACGCCTCAGGCACGCCGGGGCGAAGCCGCAGGCGCAGGCGGCACTCGGCCACAAGCCGCGCATCGCCGGGCAGCGTGAGGCTGAGCTCGCCTTGCTGTCTTGCCCCTGTGCGCAAGGCGGCCTGGGCCGCGGCCAGGGCCTTCTCACGCGAGACATGCACGTGCTTGAGCTCCGCATAGGGCGGCCGGCCCACGGTCACTTCTTGGCGCTGGCCGGCCTCGAAATCCCACCAGTAGGCCTTCACACCCCCCTTGGCAGGGGTGGAGGAGCCGTCTTCGGGCTTGCCTGATCCCGCCGGGCGTCTTGCCGAATGGCGGTATCGCCACTCGATGAGGTCGCGCGCCTTGAGCTCGATCACCGGCATGGCTTGGCCGCTGGCGGACTGGCCTGCTGCGCGGCGGGCCACGACCAGCAAGCCCCCTGCGGGCTTGACGATGGCGTCATAAAGGGCGGCCAGCCGCGTCAAGAGCGCGATGTCCGACTCGGCCGTCTGGTCGATGTGGCCCAGCGCAACGCCATCGAGCGCCGCATCGATGCGGGCCTGCATGCCGTGCTCGGCGGCGATGCGCCGGGCAAGCTCGCCAAGCGTGAGGCCGTCAAAGGAGCGGGTTTTGGGCGAGCGCAAGGGGCCTGAGAGCTCGGCGGCGCGCGCCGCCACCACAAGCGTGGCCGGCGGGCTGGACAGCTCAATCTCATCGACGAGGAAGACCCCCATCGGGATGATGCCCGTCTCCTCGTAGCCCAGGGCGACCTCCAGCCGCGCGCCGATGCCGGGAAGTTGAGCGATCGCGCCATCCTCGCCTCGGCGGTCGTCGAGCGTCAAGCGCAGCTCATCGGACTCGATGCCGGCCTCATCGACGATGGCAAGCTCCAGCAGCCGCTCGCGAATGGCTGCCGTCACATCGGCGCGTCCTGCCAGGATGCGAAAGGCCGGCCTCATCCCCACAGCCTCACGATGGACTGCACGGGCGGCTCGGGCAGCTCAGGCACGAGGATGCGCGCGCCAGCGGGCAGCTTGATCGGCAGCCGCGCCAGCTGCGCATTGGCCTCCAGCACCTGGGGGGCGATGTCGGTGCGGCGCAAGACGCGCCACAGCGCCGCATCGAGCGTTTCGCCCTCCTGCGCGATGATCTCCTGGGTCATCGGCCATCCTCCCCGTAGGCTTTGAGCGTGATGCGAAAGACGATCTTCCTGGCCTGCCCGTCGTCCATGAGGACCGAGCGGGTGTCGCTGACCTGGGCGATGACCCAGCGCCCCCACACGCGCCCCAAGCCATCGGTCAGCATGAGGGGCTGGCCTTGGCCAGCGAGCTCGCGCAGCCGCTCGATAGCGCCAAGCCCGCCGCGCAAGCTCGGATAGATCGCGCCTTCGAGCTCGATTTCGGCGGCATCCGCCCCCACGAACTGCAGCGCAGGCTCGCGCCCAAGCCGATCGTGCTTGGGCCAGCGCCAGGATTGCGACAAGACCAGCTGCTCGTAAGCAGCCGTCTCCAGCGCAAAGGGAAATCCGCCCAGCGTCATCATCGTCTGCGGCATGAGGCTGCCCCATCAGTCGTACAGCGCCCCAAGGCGGCGCGATTGATCCTTCAGCGCGCTTCTTACCCGCTCATCGACCAGCCGGGCCATCTCGCGCGCATCCGCGCCGGCCGGCGCATGGATCGTGATGGGGGCGGAGTACGTTGCCTGCACGCTTGAGGCGCGCGCCACGGGCTGCGCGGCAGGCATGCCGGCACGCATGGCCTGGGCAGGCTGCGCGGGCGCGCCTGCGCGACCGCCCATGAGCCGGCCCACGCCTGCTTGGGCCTGGTCCTTGAGCCACGACAGCGCCGCTGCTGGCTGCAGGCTGGCAAGGCCCGCGGCCTTGGTCTTGAGCCAGTCGATGCCCTGCGCGACCTTGGCCATTCCTGCGCCCAGCAGCTCCATGAGGGCGCAGACAGCTCTGAGCGGCGCGGTGATGGCTTCAAGCGCCCAGCCCAGCGTCTTGCCGATGGCCTGCCCGACCGAATGCCCGCTGGCGGAGAGCGCTTGCAGCTCCTGCGAGGTCGCCCTGACGGGGCTGATGAGCTCGCCGATGAAGCGCCAAGCCCCCGAGAAGGCCTCAGCCACCGAGCCGAAGACCCAGGCGATGCCGCGCCCGAGGGGCTCCAGAGGCGCTAGCGCCTGCGCGATGCCCTGCGCGGCAGGCGCAATGCCCTCCTGGATCCCCTGCCAGAATCCTCCGATCCAGGCGGCAAGCGGCTGCCAGTATCGGCGGATCGCAAGCGCCAGGCCGGCGACGGCTGCGCCGATGCCCGCCACGATCCACGTGATCGGGTTGGCAAGCAGCGCAGCCGTGGTGGCACCAATGGCCGGCAGCATCGACCAGAAGGCCAGCGCAGCCGACTTGATCGGCGCGATCAAGCCAAGCGCGCCCATCTTGATGCGTGCCCAGGCCAGCGACAGAATGCCCGCGCTGGCCCCGGTTGCTGCTGCCTGCGCTTGCAGCCGGGCCAGCTTCGCGCGGGCCGACTGAACCGCCACCTGCGCATCGAGGATCGGCCCCTTCACGAAGGTCCAGGCATAGCCCAATGCGATGGTCGCCACCTTCAGTCCCACCACCGCGCCGATAGTCCCCACCACCACTTGAGTGATGACGGGGAACCGCTCGGCCAGCTGCGCCAAGGCCCCGATGGGGGCCATCAGCGCGCCCAAGAGGCTGTTCAGGGGCGGCAGCAGCGCGTTGCCGATGGTGATGCCAAGGCGGGATATCTGGTTTTTGAGCAGCTGCAGGTTGTTGGCCGTGGTGGCCGCGCGCGCCTCGTACTCACGCTGCATCGAGCCGGCGTAGGCTGCCTCATCCGCGACCAGCCCCAGCGCCTGGCGGTAGAGGTCAAGCGAGCCCACGAGCTTGGCGATGTCATCCGCATACTCCGCGCCAAAGAGGTCGGACAAAGCCCCCATGACGTCGGGCGCGCGCGCCACATGCTCAAGGAAGGTGATGAGCGCCCCTTGCGCATCGCGCCGGATCATCTCCTTCATGACGCCTGCCGACAGACCAATGCCTTCGAGCGCCTCCTGAAACTTGCTCCCCTGCTTGTCGGCGGTGGCGAGCTTCAAGAGCAGCGCGTTGATGCCGGTGGCGGCCACCTCCGGCGGGGTCTTCAGCGCCAGGAACGTGGCTCCAAGCGCCCCAAGCTGCGCGCCCGTGAGCCCAAAGAGCTTGGCGGTGGAGCCGCTGCGGTTGGCCACATTGAGCAGCCCGGCAGCGGTGGCGTCCATGTTGTTGGAGAGGTGGTTGAAGGCGTCTCCGAGCCGCACCACCTCATCTTGCGCAAGCGCAAAGATCGAGCGCAGCCCCGTCATCGCGGCTCCGGCTTGCTCGCCTGTGAGGTCAAAGGCCACGCCCATCTTGGCGGCGTCTTCGGCAAAGCGCACGAGCTCCTCGCGCGCGATGCCGGCTTGGCCTGCGGCGGCCACGATCTGGCCGATGCCCTCAGCGGCCATCGGGATGCGGGTGGACAGCTGCAGGATGTCCTTGGACATCTGCGCGAACTGCGCAGGCGTCTCGAAGTCGACCACCTTCCTGACGTCGGCCATCACCGACTCAAACGCCACCGCAGGCTTGATGAGCCCATAGAGCGAGGCCCCTAGGGCGGCTGCGTCCATGAGCTGGGCGCGGTAGGCGCTGCGCTGCTCGAGGTTGGCCTGCTGCGCGGCCTGCGCCTGGGCCAGCGCCTGGGTTTTGGCTTTGACGGCCTCAAGCGCCTGGCCCAACTTGACCTTCTCGGCGGCAAGCCGCCCCGTGGCGATGCCTGCCTTCTCAAGCGCGGCCTGCTCTTCGGCGATGGCGGCTTTCAGCTGCCCGAAGGCCTCCTTGGCGCGGCCCGCCTGGGCGATGAGCCGCTCAAGCTGGCGGGCATGGCGCGCTTCGGCCTGAGCCTCTCTTTCGGCCAGCCGCGCCTGGGCGGCTTCGAGCTGGCGCATGAGGCGCAGGCGGCGAGACTCAGGCAGGCTCGCATCCGAGAGCTTTGCTTGCAGCGCCTCAACGCGCTGGCGCGCCGCCAGCACCCCCTTGGGGGTGAGCGCCCCGGAGGTCTTGTCGGCCTGAAAGCGCGCTACCTCCTGCTGCGCCCGTCGCCAGGCTTGCCCGGCTTCGGCCGCCTGCGCGCGCAGGGCCTCCAGCCTGGCGATGCCCGCAGACTTGCCCTCAAGCCTGGCCAGCGCTGCGCCCAGGCGGCCTAGCTGCCCCTCAGCCGAGCGCAGCGCCGCCCCAAGGCTGGAGGACAGCACCGCGCCGATCTCGACCGACAGCGGAAAGGTTGCGCTTGTCATGCCTGCCCTTCAGGATGGGAGAGCCTGCGCGCGGTCAGAAGCGCCTGCAGGAAGTCATCGATCTCCATCGCGACAATCTCCGAGCGCGGCCAGTGGGTGTACAGAGCCAGTTCCACCACGAGCTCAGCAAGCCCCTCGCTTACGACAAAAAACCCGAAAGCGCCCGCTGGATCGCCGCGTAGTCCTTCAGGTCCAGCTTCAGGATCGCCTCCGGCGGCAGCTCCGCGAGGTTGGCAATGAGCCGCACCTCGCGCTCGGCATCCGAAAGGTTGAGCTTGGCCACCAGCAGGTGGTCGCCCACCGTGGGGCGGCGCAGGCCCACTTCCGCAATGCGCAAGCCCTCATGCTCGATGGGGTAGGTCAGGGGGATGCGCTCCATCGCTTAGACTCCAATGGCCTGCCGGATGCGCGCCATCTGATCGACGCCGCCCACCTTGCGCACGAGGTTGATCGCGTCGATCTCGATGAGCTCCTCGCCGTCGATCGCAAGCTTGTAGTAGGAGGCGGCCACCGAGAGCTTGACGGTGCTTTTGTCGCCCATCTTCCAGCTCGAGGGCTCGATGGCCTTGAGGCCGCCGCGCAGGTTGACCACCACGGGCTTGGCCGCTTCGCCTTGCGCTTGGATCGCGCCTCTGAGCGTGATCGGCGTGGCTTGAACATCCAGCAGGCCAAAGAGCTTGAAGACCTGCGGGTCGTAGTCTGAAAGGGTGAGCTCCGCCTCGAGCTTGTCCATGCCGAGATCGATTTCGATGGGCGCATCCATCCCGCCGGCTCTGTGCTCCTCGGTCTTCAAGGCGAGCTTGGGCAGCTGGATTTCGTCGACGCGGCCGGCAAAGCCCCGCCCGTCGACGAAGAGATTCATGTTCTTCAGAACCTTGGGCAGCTGGATCATTGGAAGACCTCCACGATGTAGTCTGTGACAAGATGCGAGCGGAAGGTGATGCGCTCGGCGGGGTAAGGCGCGGTGAATTCGAAGTCGAAATAGACCTTGCCTTGGGCGATCTGATCCGGCGTGTTGAGCTCTTCATCCGCCCAGCAGCGCCCGCCCAGGATCGCGCCCTTGGCCTTGAGGTGGCGCAGATAGGCGTTGACGCCTTCGAGCACGTCTTCGACGTAGGTCTTGGTGATGTTGCGATCTACCGCCCACAGGTGGGCCTGCAGGATCGACTCGTTGATCATGTCGGCGGTGCGCCGCACCGAGAGAAACGCCCACTTGGGGTCGGACGAACAGGTGCGGTTGCCCCATAGCCGGTAGCCGTCTTCCTGGATGATGGTGGCGACTTCCTGCTCGTTGAGCAGGTTGGCGCGGGCATTGGGGTCGCCCAGCGCGAAGTCGATGGGACGCGCCGTGCCGATGACGCCGTGGAGGATGTTGTTCGAGGGGCTCCACCAGAATCCACGGTCGTTGTCGAGCTTGGCGATCAAGCCTGCTACGCGGGCCGAGGCAGGTTCGACCGCTATCTGTTCGCCCTTCATGACCTTGACCCAGGGGTCGACGACATAGACGCGCGGGCTGCCCCAGTCTTGGCGGTAGGCAATGGCGTCCTGATCGTTCGTGTTGGGACCGTCGGCGATGATGACAGCGCGCAGCCGCTCGGCGATCGCCAGCATCTCTGCCACCACCGGATTGGCCAGCTTGCCGTCGGGGTCGTCCGGGTCGGCAGGCTTTTGGTGCGTGAAGCCCGGCGCGATGAGAAGGCGCGGCGTGGCCTTCACCACCGACTGGGCCGCCAGGAAGGCGTGCAGGCCGCGGTATTGCCCCGTGGCGGCGTCCACCCCGCCGAGGACGTTGGCAAGCGTGGCGGCTTCGGTTGCGCCTTGCGCGACGCGCACGACGACCACCACCGCGCCGGCCTGATCGAAGATGCCATCGATGGCTGCCGGCAGCGTGCCGGCAGCGCCGAGCTTAGCCGCCTCGCGGCGGCTGCCGGCAATCAGCACGGGGGTGTCAAGCGGAAAGGCGCTCTCATCGGCCTCGGGCGCGGTGCCGATGAGGCCGATCACCGAGGAGCGAACGGTGCGGATGGGGCGCAGGCCGTCGTCGATCTCGACGACCTCCACGCCATGCAGGAAGGTCTCGGACATGGGAGGGTCTCCTCAAGAAACGCAAAAGGCCGCTGGCGCGGCCTGGGATGGGCAAGCCGTGAATGGTCAGCCTGCTCCGCGCTGCTGGCGGGCGGCCACATCGAAGGGATGATCCGAGCGGCCAAAGGCGGAGCCGCCAAAAAGCCGCACGGCGCGGTGGATCACCCAGCGCTGCCAGGCAGGACACCCGAGCACCGCCATCGCTTCGGCAAAGATGTCATCCGCCCGGCGTCTTGCGGCCTCATCGCCCGCCGGCCCCAAGGCGTAGAGCCAGTCGTGCAAGATGGCGGCCTTGGCGTAGCGGCCTTGCGGCGGGAAGATCGGCCAGAAGATGCGCGGCACCGAGGCCAGGTCGGTTTCGAACCCTTTGGGCACGCGGATGACGTCTGTGGAGGGGTATTCGCCGACGTGGTACTCGAAGGGCTCCACGAGCCGCCAGCGGTTTGGCCCCACGATCTCCAGGATCGCGGGGGTGGTGAAGCTGCTCACGAGAGCACCTCAGCCGCGCGGCCCTGGCCAATGAGCCCCAGCGTCTCCAGCGCCTCAACGCCCGCTCGCGTGCGGGGATCGGCGAGATCGATCTCGCTGGCGAGCTTCATCTTGTCCATCCAGACCTCCACCCGCACATCCGTCTTGGCCGCCGCGTAGATGGCAGCCAGCTCCTCGTCGGTGAAGCGCTCCATGAAGGCGAGCTTGCTGATGGGGCGCGGGGTCGGCTTGGCCGGCTCGGCGGCCGCCTCGACCGACTGGGCGGCCTGCTCGGCCAGGATCGAGAGCACCTCCTCGTCGGTCTTGCCGGGGAAGTTGTCGACCAGCTTGCCATCGACCACCGAGAAGCGCTCGCCAAGCTCCTTGCCCTTGCCGACCTTGAAGCTGAAGTAGCCGTCATTGGGATCGCTCGTCTTGCCGACAAAGCGCCCGCTCTCATCGAAATGCAGATACAACATCGCTTCCACCCCCTCCATCACTTGAACCGATCCAGCGGCAGGATCTTGTTGACGAACTGAGCCTGATACATCGTGCCGTCCTCGCGCTGCGGATAGGCCCCGACGACCGTGCGCATCGTGGTGTCGCTGCCGGTCTCGGCGAGCGTCGAGAAGCGCGGATCGAGGAACCACAGATGCGCCTGGGCGCCGTTCTTGTCGTGGCCCCGGCAGATGGCAAAGGCGCTGCCGCCGACCGGCGCAATCGAAAAGCCATAGCTGCTGTCGTTGTACAGAAACCCCCGGCAACCCAGCGCCGTGTTGTTGACCGAATCGGTCGGCAGGAAGCGCCCCACCGCACCGCTCAGGTAGTAGTAGTGGTGGGTGTAGACCGCCATCACGCTCTGGTCGTCCGACAACATGAAGCGCGTAGCGTAATACGCGCCCGCGTTCAGCCCGTAGTGCGCGCCGCTCGTGGCGCTTTGCACGTACTGACTGAGTGTCAGCGTGCCAGTGGCGCTCATCACCGAGTCGGTGACACGGAACACCCGCAAGCCCTGGGCGCCGGAGGTGGTGTTGCTGGTGTCGGTGACCACGATCCACAGCGTGCCGTCGTTGCACAGACACAGCCGATGCGCGTAGCGGTCGTTCTCCGTGCCGGTGTAGGACAGACCGTTGAGCGTGATGTCCACGAACCGATAGCCCGACATCGACGCCTGGAAAGCCGCCAGGAGCTCGGCATAGGTCGTGTGTGCGCGGATGCCCGGCCCGATGGGGAACAGGTGCAGCCGGTAGTTCGCCCCGCTCGTGCCCGTGCGCAGCAGCAGCGCATAGACGCCAATCCGTGCGTTGTAGCAGGCCATGCCAAAGTTGGTCGCCACTTGTCCCGTGGCCGCCTGAAAGCCGGTCAGCTGCGTCACATCCACGCGCGGGAATGCGGTGTTGCTGACGTGCGCCGCCCAGGTGGCACCAATCGGATACACCCCGACCGTGGTGTTCAGCGTGATCAGCTCGAAGTTCTGCAGCTCGATGGCCGGCAGGATCACCGGGGTCGAATAGCGCAGCACGTTGGCCGCGTCAGTGCCGTCGATGTAGCCGAACTCCGTCACCGACGAATACCAGTTGTTGCAGGTGCCGGTGTTGGTAAAGCCCGTGATGCCCCAATAGCCACTACCCGGCAACCAGGCCGACGTGGTCGACCCTGCGGTAGCGTTACCGATCAGGGAATAGTGGGCTGCGGCCTCGTCGCTGGTTCGCCCCAACGAGCGGCTGCGGCCGTTGTTCTGTGAGCCAAGCGACGTGTATTCCAGATAATTGATCGTGTCGTTTGGCGCATAGGCCGCGCGCCATTGCGAGGTTGCGCTGCTGTTTTGGGTCACATACTCCCACAGCGGGCGGGCACTGTAGCCCTCGCGCTCCCAAATTCGCTGCGGCTGGGTAGCCGTCATCAAATTGCGTCCCATGTCCTACCCCCTATCAGGCAATTTCCTCAATACCCCAGACCGCCACATTGACCGCGCCGGTGTCCGAGCGGGCAAAGAGCTTTTGCCCAGCGGAAAGCACAATGCCGGTGCGCTCCAGCACCCCGGACGGATCAAGCGCCGCGTCCCACTCGATCCACTGGGCGTCCGCTGGCGTCGCATCGGCGGAGACCGCCAGACGCACGCGGGCCGATGACGCGCCCACGTTGCAGCAGTTGATGTTGATGGTCGCGCGGCGCTGCGTGGGCACGGTGTAGACCGCAACCGTGGCCGCAGCCGCCGGACGGGTTGAAGCAAGCAGGCTCATGGATCACTCCTTTCTCAAAGCTGGGCGTAGAAGAAAGCGCGCGCGCCGAAGGTGAATTGCTGCGTCACCGAGTTCGCCGCCGCCGCGATGTCGGCCAGCATCGCGTCCTTGGCGGCGTTCGCTTGCGCGATCACCGCGTCGCGGTTGTTGTTGGCCGCTGTGATGGCGGCGTTGGACGCCGTGTTGACGGCGGCAATGGCCGCATCCTTGGTCGAATTGATGCTGGCCTCAGCCGCGTTCTTCGTAGCCGTGACGCTGGCTTCGGCTGCGTTCTTGGTCGAGTTGATGCTGGCCTCAGCCGCGTTCTTCGTAGCCGTGACGCTGGCTTCGGCTGCGTTCTTGGTCGAGTTGATGCTGGCCTCAGCCGCGTTCTTGGTCGATGTGATGTTGGCAATCGCCGCCGACTTGACCTGATCGGCGTGCTCGGTGATCTCCTCGATCTTGATGTCGCCCATCTCCTCGACTTCCAGCACCGTGGCGCGGCCGCCGATGCGGTCGATTGCGGTGCCGAGATAGGCCAGTTCCTCTGGCGTGGCCGTGGCTGCGCCGTTGATGATCTTCTGCTTGATCGCCTGCACGGCGTCGCGCAGCAAGGGGTCTCGTGCCATGACTGATCTCCTCAGAAATCCATGTGGTGAAAGAGGCGCAGCCGCTGTCGGCGCTGCCACTCAAGCATCTGCGCATCGCTTTGCTGCCGCGCTGTGGCGTGGGCGTGGATGAGCCCATCGACCTGCTCAAAGGCCAGCCGGATGCGCCCGACGTCCTCCTCCAAGAGGTTCTCAGGGTGCGGCAGCGGCAAGCCGTAGTGCTGGGTGCGCTCATCGATCATGGCCGCCTCCGTCAGACGATCACCGCGCGCAAGGCTCGCACCGCCGCGCGATGGGCTGCGGAGTTCGCGATCTCCAGCCGCACGCGCGTGGTCTTGTCCGCCCCCACGCCCGAGAGCGAAGCCGCCGACCACTCGATCTCCACCCAGCCATCGCCGATGGGCTCAGCCTTGACCACCGGAAGGCTCGCAAACTGCCCGGCGGTGCCCGACTCGGCTTTCGCCGTGACGCTGCTTGATCCCGGCGCGAACACCTCGGCGATCACCCGCGCCTTGAAGCTGGCCGCCGCCGGAATCGCGCGCGAGACGTAGGTCGCGTTGGCGGCCAGCGTCCCCGCGACGAGCTGCCAGCCGGGATAGACCACGGGCGTGGCGGTTGCCGTGCCGGTGATGTCCAGCGCCACGTCCACCTTGCCCGTGTAGGGGGCCTCCAGCCGGATCGTCGTGTTGGGCGGGGCGGTGAGCACCCGGCCGCCTTCGAGGGTCACGCGCGCCACCGCCGCGCAGCCGCTGGCCGGCAGCTCCACTGCGCCCAGCACCATCAGGTCGGTGGCATCGGTGACCTGGACTTGAGTGGCCAGCGTCACCGCGCGGCTGCTTTGCGTCGTCGACACCCCCAGCAGCCGGAAAGCGAGGTCTTTGTCCTGGTGCGCCGTCCAGGTGGAAGCGTTCGAGGAGGAGAGCAGCACGCCGACCTGATACGGCTGGGCGGTGACCCAGCGGCCGTTGGCGCTGTCCCACTTGCCCAGCTCGGCGACCGACAGCGCGGTCTCTGTGTCATCAGTGAGCACGACCAGGGCGTACTCAACACCGGCCTGCAGCATGACCGGGGCGCCAAAGGCGATGCGGGTCGCCCCAGTCGTGGAAATGTTAGCCGCCGCAATCCGGCCCTCGGCCAGGATGCCGCGCGCAGGGAAGCCTGCCACCGTCTCGCGGATCTGCACCGTCACCGGCCGCGTGCCACGCACCGTGAACCACAGCTCAACAGCGCCGAGCTGCTGCGACTCGGGCAGCGTGAAGGTCTGGGCCAGCGGATCCCACCGCCAGATGGTGGTCGTCGTGCGGGTGCGGGTGGTCTGCGTCACCAGCGTGCCGCGCCCCTCGAACGTGGCCTCGCCGAAGCTGCCGCCCGCGCCCTCGATCTCGAAGCGCTTGATGCCAGCCGGCAGGCCTGCGGGGATCTGGAAGCTGGTGTTCACCACGCCATTGCCATCGGCCGCCGCGCCGCCAAGCGGCAGGTCGATGCCGTCGAAGCGCATGGCGGAGACCGCCTCGTTGGGGCCGAAGCCGGCCGCGCGCACCGCCACAGAAATCTGGCGCAGGGTCGGGACGGCCGACTCGACGCGCGAGACCACCTCCGTGCTCGAGCTGGTCGTCACACTGACCAGAATGCCCGAGCCGCGCGTGATCGTTTCGGTGATGGCCGCCGCCGTGTTGTTTTGGAAGTCAACCCAGAAGTCCTGCGCGGGCGTGAGCGTCACGGCAGCCGGGGCCGGCAGCGCCGCCGCGTAAGGATTGACCTTCATGCTGCCGGTGCGCGCGGTCTGCTCCAGCACCGCGCGGTAGGCGTGCGGCAGGGTCTGGATCGCCGTCAGATACGGCCCCAAGGGGGTCGCCGCGATCGGGGCCATGAGCTGCCCAAGCACGCAGACGGCGTTTTGCGACGCGCCCGCGTCTCTCAGGTCGTCATCGCGGAACGGATCGGCAAAGACCCCTTTCTTGGCCGCCGGCTCGCGCAAGGTGATGTCGTTGGACAGCCGCTCGCGGGCCACGAGATCGAAGAGCCGGCCGATGTCCGAGCGCATGGCCTCAAGCTCGGCCGTGGGCACCGCGCGCACGCCGGAGGCCAGCACCCGCACCGGGCTCGTGTTGCGCCACGTGAAAGCGAGATCGCACAGGCGCAAGAGATCCGGCGGCACCGATGGGGCCATAGGGCTGCGCTCGACCGACACCCCCTTGATGCGCTGGATCAGCCCATCGCGGGAGAGGCACAGCGCATCCATGCGCGGCATCCTCCACTCGTAGTCGGTCTGCACCAAGGTGCCCGCCACCAGCCCCTCGACGGTGAAGCCCTCCTCGTCGATCTCGGTGGGGGTAAGCTGCGCGATGTAGTCGTAGGTGACGGTGTAGCTGGAGCCCGGGGCGGGCTCGGCGCCGGCCGGCGACCAGTTGAGCGCGTTGCCCGCCACCGTGTAGTCGCTTCCAGCCTGATAGACGGTTGCGCCCTGCTTGACCTCCAGCACCTGCACCACCGCCGCATCGGGCAGGGTGTCGGTGGCCCCCGAGAAGACGCCGTGGGCCACCGTGACGGTCTTCCTCTTGGTGCCCTGCACCCGCACCACGCGCGCAATGGGCGCATAGCCCGTGGTCACGCGCATCTTGCCCTGCGCGTCGGGCGTGAAGACGCGCGGCTCGGCCAAGACGGTGGCCAGATCGGGATCGAAATCCAGGACGAGCCGCTCATCGTGCGCGCGCTCGACCTTGTAGCCCAGGACATTGGCGGTGCCGGCCTTGACCTGAAAGACGAGCTTGCCATCCGAGCGGCGCTCAAGGAAGCGGGTCTCGAATCCATCGACGATGTAGTGCCCGTTGGCCTCGAAGTCGTAGCGGGCCACGACTTGCGTCACGCCATCGAAGGCCGGCGGGCGTTCCTTGTTCTGCAGCACGCCCTCGATCACCGTGGCGATGGGGTAGAACTCGCCTGTTTGCCCATCAGATGCAGCATCCCCAACCCAGCCCCAGACGACGGTTTCTTCCAGGCGGCCTGCGCCGGGCTCCTGATAGTTGCGCGTGCCCACCGCCGGGTCGCGCAAGGACGGGTCGTCAAGCTCGGTGATGGTGCGGCGGCGCAGCCGCGCGCCAATCGTCACGCGCCCCGTGGTGGGCAGCGCAAAGGTCGCAGCCGGCACCTCATGCACTGAGCCGGCGAGATAGAGGCGCGCGGCGGCGCAGGTGGTCTGGCCCGTCTGCGGGTCGATCAAGATCGCGCCGCCTTCGATGAGGTCGCCGTCCTTGAGCACGGCGTCAGCGATCGACTTGACGCGGTGCTTCAAGATGGCTTGCAGCTCGTTCAATTCGGCCGACTGCAGCCCGTCGCCCGCGCGAAACAGAAGCTCCGTGTAGCGCTTGGCGGGATCGAAGCGGTTGTAGTAGCGCTCAAGCATCTTGCCTGCTCCTTCAGAAGGTCAGCACGAACTCGAAGGTCTCGCGGGTGGAGGCCTGCCGCACGATGGGCGGCGCGTGCTCGAGCAAGAGCAGCGTGCCGGGCGATGCGATCTCGGCGGGGGTGAAGAGCCGCTGTCCCGGCGGCAGGCCCGCCTGAACCTGCGTGCCGACGAAGACGGCCTGCTCGCGGATGGTGCTGCCGGCCGCATCGCCAAAGTCGAACTTGGTGCGCAGAAAGAGATGCTGCGTGGGGGCTTGGCTCACCCGATAGCGCCCGGTGGCCAGCGCAATCTCCCCATTGGGGTCAGGCTCGACGAAATAGACCTCATCGACCGTGCGGCGGCAGACCTCATCGAGAAGCGCCGTGGCCGCGACGTTCTCGGTCGGGCGGCCATAGGCGATCTCCAGCCGCACGCTGGCCCCAGGCGCGATCTGGCCTGTGTCCAGCCGGGTGATGAGCCCCTGCTGGGCATCGGCCGCGTAGTCTTGGTCGGCGGCGTAGGTGGTTTGCCCGTTGGCAGACTTGACCGCGATCTGGGCAATGGGCGCATGCGGCAGCGCGATGCGCCCCTGCGCATCGAACGCCGCCGTGATCTGGGCGGTGGAGTCCCACCAGGGCTGCCCGCGCCCCAGGGCCAGGTGCAGGACTTCGTTCTTGACAGAGGCCGCCAGCGCCGCGCGGCCGGAGTGGGTGAGAATGGCCATCGGTTACTCCGTGGTGGTGGTGTGTTGCGACTGCAGGCATTCCCTTGCCTGCCTCCAGGATTTGGCCTGCCAGCGGCCCGCCCAGCGCTGGCCGCGCCAGTGGGCCGATCGCGCGTGGCAGCCGGCTCTGGCCTCGCTCATCGCAGGCAGGCTGATCGAGGCGCTGCGCGGGCGGATGACTTCCACGCCAGAGGCCGCCTCGCCCAGCGTCCCAAGCGGATGGGCCAGGCCATGCCAGCGGCCCGCGCCCAAGGCCCAGCCGCCCGGCCACATCCAGCCCGCGCCGGCGGCGCGATGGGCCTGGCGCGAAAGCTGCCAGCCGCTGGGCAATTCATCCGAGAGCGCCATGTCCGACAGGCGCAGATGCCGGTCGGCGCGCGCGGCCTGCGAGACGAGCCGCTTCTCAGAGCGGCCCAGGATGACCTGCGGCATCGCCAGCGCCGCCTGAACGCTGCGCTCCAGCCGCTCGGTGATCTCGACCCAACGCCCCGCGCCGATGCCCTCGGAGATCGCATCGCCTAAGCGCATCGGCGCATCGGCCGCTTGCCAGGCCCGCGCGGGCAGGCAGGCGTTGGTCTCGCCCAGCGGCCACTGCTCGGAGAGCGCGACCTGCGCTTTGCAATACGTGCGCTCGGGCCGCTGCTGCGCCCGCCCCAGGAGGCCAAGCGCTTGCGCGCGCTCATGCGCGCGCGCATGCTCGATCCTCGGGTTGGGCGCAGGCCGGCAGCCCAAGGCCATCTCATCCAAAAGGCAGCGGTCCGCATAGCGCGCAAAGCGCCCATGCGCGGCATCGCGCAAGAGGCCGCTGGCGGCCAGCGCCCAGAGGGTCTGCCCCGCGTCGTGACGGCGGCCGAAAGACACGCGCGTAGCGCCATCGCGCCAGAAGGTGCCGCTGTAGTCCGACAAGAGCGCCTCGTCCAGGGCGCTTTGGCCCAGGATCAGGCGTCGCCGGTCGTGGCCGTGGTAGAGGCGCGCAAGACGCGAGCGGGCCGGCGCGGAGAGCCTGGCCACCGCGATGAAGCGGCCGATCTCCTCCCACTCTAGCCACCTGCCCGGGTCGATCTGGAACTCGGCCCAGTGCGCGCCGCCTGGGGCTTCCTGCTCGACGAAGACGGCCTCTGCGCCGATCCAGGACAGCGCCACCGCCAGCGAGCGCGGCGTGCCTCTTAAGCGCTGCCACAGCACCCCTTCGCGGATCGCAAGCCTGGGCTCGGGCAGGTAGGGCAAGAGCTCCTCCAGCGCATACTCCCACACCAAAGAGGGCAGCGCCGAATCGGGCGGCTCGGCCTTGAAGCGGCGGATCGCCTCAGCGCCAGCCTCCAGATGCGCGATGTCGATCGCCTCTGAGAGCGCGATCTCCAGCGCCGTGGCGTTGGCAGGCAGCAGGTGATTACTCATCGACCCCTCCATCGATGAGCTCGACTTCTTCGAGCCGCACGGCCTCGTGCGCCGCGCAGCGCGCGTCCTCGGCAGGAGCGATGAGCTCGACGCGGTGGATGCCGGGCTGGTGCAGCTGCGCCATCAGCCACGAGCGCGTCGCGTCCCACCCTAAGCGCGCGCGCTGGCGGATGGTTGCCCGCAGCTGCTCTGCGATGGCCCCGATGGCCTGCGGCAGCGTGCCCGGCAGCCGCCACAGCGTGGCGCGCACCGTCACGCGCTTGATCTGCGCATCGACCACCTCCACCGTGTCTGTGAGCACCCGCACGTCCTCGCGCGCCAGCTGCGCGCTGACGGCCTCCAGGACAGCCTGCGCATCCGCGCCCTCACGGACCAGCACCGCAACGCGCACCAGCCCCGGCATCGGCGAGACCACCCCCACGTCCTGCACGCCGGGGCTGGCTGAGAGCGCCCAGTAGCGGTAGTGCGCAGCTCCCCCGGCGTTGGCAAAGCCCTGGATGCGGGCTCTGCAGCGCTGGCGCAGCGCCTCATCCTGCTCCTCAGGCAATCGCTCCACGCCGTAGAAGGCCGCCAGGTGATCGAGGTCGGCCCCAGCGGCAAAGGCCAAGAGCTGGCTTTTGGCCGCCTCGTTGATGCGCTGGCGCAGGATCATCTCGCGGTAAGCGGCCACCTCCAGCAGCTTGATGGCCGGGTCGGACTCCACCAGCGCCGAGTACTCGGGGTAGCGCTGGCGAAACGCCGCCACCAGCGCAGCCAGGATCGGCTCGTAGCCAAGCGGCTCGATGACGGCCGGCTCAGGCAAATCCTGCAGGCTCACAGCGTGACCTCCAGTTTGACCTGCGCGCCCTCGGGCCGGTAGAGCCCTTCGAGCAAAAGCGCGATGCGCCCTGCGCTGGCCGAGATCACGCGCACGCGCTCAAGCTTGAGCCTTGGCTCCCAGGCATCCAGGGCTTCGGCTGCCGCCGCGTAGAGGTCTGCGGCCAGCGCCGGCGTGATTGGGCGGTCCACGAGCTCGGGCACGCGGCTGCCGTAGCCGCGGCGCATCACGCGCTCTCCGATGCGGGTGGTCAGGATGTCGCGGATCGACTGCTTCAAGTGCTCAAGCCCGGCCAGGCTCTGGCCGGTGGCTGAGTTCATGCCTTGCATGAGGATCACCCCGCAAAGACATCGGGCGAGCCCGCGGCCACCGTCGAGCCGCAGGCCACTGGGTCGCCCACGCGCCCGATGGGCTGGCCTTCTGCGAAGACCGTCGAGCTGCCTTGGGCCAGCACGCTTGCATGGCAGGACGGCCCGCAGCAGTGGACAGCCCAGGCATCGCCTGCCCGGTGCGCCGCGCGGCCATTGACAAAGACGCTTGAGGCCCCAGACACGCTGGGCCGCGGCGGAAAGCACCCGTGCCCGCTGCATCGATCGCCAAGACGCGTGATGGCTGGCATGGCGTCCTTCTCAGTTCAGATCGATGCGCGGCGAGCTCAGCCGCGCGCCCTCATCCGTGAGCTCAAGCCGCGTGCGGCCGATCTCAAGCACAATCTGGCCGCCTGGCGGCACCGACAAGCGCCAGCGGTGCTGCGCGCGGTCGTATTCCATGACCGCGCCGTCTTGCCACAGGGCGCGCGTGATGTCGGCGCTGGCCGCCGGCGGCGGATAGGCCTGCCGGTAGATCGAGCCCACCACCACGCCCTGCTCCAGGTCGCCCCCAGGCGCGATCACGAGCACCTGCTCGCCGGGCTCCGGCGCATGCCAGGCGCGATCCGGCCCGGCCTTGGGCGCAAGCCAGGGCAGCCAGCCGGTGGTCATGGGGCCGGCCTTGACCTTGACGCGCGCGCGCGGGGCATCCAGCGCCACGACCTGCCCCAGCACGGCCAGGTTCTCCAGGCCGCGCTCGGCCTCGGCCATGTCCTGGTAGAGGTTGCGGTCCTTAAGCATCGATGGGCTGGTAGCGGTCTTCAAACGCGCGCCCGATCTCGGGCGCGATCGAATAGAGCACAAGGCTTGGGCGGCTGCCAGGCGAGGGCGGCTGCCAGAGCGTCCAGTAGGCGACCTCCACCACAATCCGGCAGGCCAGCAGCGGCGTCTCTCCCTCGCCGTCCTGCTCGATCTCGGCGCGCAGGATGCGCAGGCCTTCTGCGCGATGCGACAGCGTCTCATCGGCCTCCAGCGCCGCCTCGATCTGCGCGCACAGGGCGTCGGCCTCCTCGTGCGCTGCTTCGCCGGCGGCGACGATCTCGATGGCCAGCGTCAGGATGCGCCGCCTTGCGCCCGGGTCGGCCTGATAGGCGTCATCGAGCCGCTCCTCGCGCGCGTAGATCAGAATCGCCGGCAGCCGGCCTCGGGCCAGCGGCACGGCCCGGTGCACGTGGATGCGGTTGGCAAGCTCAGGCAGCGCTGCGGCGATCACATCACGCACGGCAGCGCGAATCTGCTGGCGCGGGTGCATCTAGCGCGCTCCCTTGCGCCAATCCCAAGGCGCAACCGGCCCGGGATCGGCCCACAGCCCCAGGCCCCGGCGACGCGCCGCCTCCTGCAGGCTGTAGAGCGACCGATTCGCGGCGTAGCGGCCAAAGACCCAGGCGTAGCCGTCGCAGACCATCGCCGCCGACACGTCCTGCCCATCGGCCTGCAAGGCGCAGATCGCGCGCCCGTAGCGATCCACGTCGGAACAATCAGCGATCACGCGACGGCCAAGGATCATCCCCGCCAGCGCGTCGCGCGCCTTGAGCCCATAGGGCTGGCCAAGCTCCGGCGCGTCAATCTGCGCCAGGCGCACTCTGAGCTCGCCTTGCGGCGCACGCAGCGTCACGGTGTCGCCATCGATGACGCGCATCACCTCGCCTGTGACCATCTCGGCCTGCGCGACGGCGCAGGCCAAGCCAAGCAGCAGCGCAAGCCAGCGCATCACGCCTCCTGCAAGATGAGCTTGACCATGCCCAAGCCATCGGGCCGGACATCGACGATGCGGTAGCGCCGCCCCGCCACCTCGGCCTCATCGCCCTCGGCGGGCTGCACGGGCAGGGAAGAGGCCAGCACCGACAGCACCGGCCGCGTGGTGGACACTGGCGCATCGCCCATGATCTCCACCAGCTCGTGCGCCGCCACGAAGATGGCGCGCAGATCGAAGGCTTGCCCATCGATGGTCAGGCGCGCCGGCTGGCCAAAGGCCGCCAGCGCCGCGCGCTGCGCATGAGCAGCCAGGCGAGCCATCAGTTGGACGAGAACAGACGCACCGTAAGCGCCGGGCGCTTCACAATCGGCAGCGGATTGCTCTCGGTCAGGATGTCGATGCCGCGGCCGTCGGCGCGAGGCACCTGCCGCGCGTAGAGCTCCTCGCCCAGCGTGTTGACCGTCTCAAGGAGATTTGCGGGCGCGAAGTAGGTCGCGAAGGTGTTGGAGGTGCCCAGCGGGAAGGCGATGCCTTCGCCCTGCGCGATGAAGCGGTCGGTCTGGCCATTGGCCAGCGTGGCCGCCCCGGCATACTCCTCGAAGACGATCGGACCGAAACGAAAGCCGCGGCGCACGTCGTCGCGCAGGGGGTTGGTGGCGGCGTAGAAGGCATAAGCCTCCTTGACCGACTTGTGCGCAATCAGCCGGTCGAAGAATTCGGGGGAGACCAGCGCATAGATGCCGCTCATCGTCTCGCCCGAGAGGTGCTCCTCGATGTGGCGCGCGACCTGGATGGCGGCCTTCATGACATCGCCGCTCGCGTCGCCGAGCTTGAAGTCCACCGAAGCCTTGTCGATGCCAAACTCGGCGTGCCAGTCGTACAGCGTGTTGCCCGCGCCGTCCTTCAAGACGCCGGAGAGGGCTTTGGCGCGCATGTACTCCAAGGTCTGCGCATGCTTGGCGCGCATGCGGGCAAGCTTGCGGGTCAAGACCTGCGCCACAGGGTCGGCCTCCTGCTTGCCAAAGGCGCGGATGCCCTGCACCTCCTCGGGCAAGAGCACATCGTCGTGCGGAATGTGCGGCACGACGAAAGAGCGCAGCTTGCGGCTGTCGCGCCCGGCCACGGTCGCAGGCGCCCCCGGCGTCACCGCCGGCAAAAGACGCAGCTCGCCCTCCACGGATTCGAGGATGACGTTGCGCTGCGCAATCGGCTCGGGCCGGAAGAGCCCCAGCTCGCCGATGCGGCCTTTGGGCGCGGGCAGGAGCTGGATCGCCTCGGTCATCTCGGCCAGGGTGAAGCCCTGGCCAACGAACGGGTTGACGACGACGGTCATGGGGAACCTCCTTGATCAAACGGTGGGCCGCGCCACGATGCCGTGGGCGGAAAGTTGCGCCAGCTTCTCGGCGCGCTCTGCCTCGGCATCCACCGACGCATCGAAGCTCAAGGCGGCGGCCGACACGATGGCCGGGCCGCGCGCGAGAATGAGCGCCGGGCGCGGCTGCGCAGAAGCCGCCACCTCCACGAGCAGCACCGCGCAGGCGATCTGCGCGCCATCCGAGCCCGTGGCGGTGGCAGGCTTGTACTGGCCGCTTGAGGCGATGCGGCCCAGCACCGTGCCCGCGGGCAGCGCATCGCCCGGCGCAAGCAGCACAGCCTCGCGGCAGTAGTCCTTGTCGTATTCGTGCTTCAAGAGGTCGCCAAGCGTGGGCGAAGCGGTCAGGGTCGGCATGGGTCAGGCTCCTTGGGCAAAGCGGCGCGCCGCTTCCACAAGCGAGGACTTGGGCGCGGCAGCCGCGGGTTGGACGGAGACGATGTCGTGGCTTGCGTCACGCCGGGCGGCTTCCGCCAGCGCGCGGCGAGCCAGCGCCTCAGGGCTCAAGCCCTCGCGCAGGGCGGCGGCGGCATCGATGGCCACGCCCAGCGCGCGCGCTTGCTCGGCGATTTCAAGAAGCGCGGCGGCGCGCTCGGCCATCTGCCGCTCAAGCTCGGCGGCATCGAGGGCTGCCCCAGCCGCAGCCGGGGCGGTCACGGGAGTTTGCATATGACCTCCTGGAAAGATTCGGCCTTTGGCCGGGGTTGACAAAACCTCAAGACGGCCTGAGAGCGCCGCGATGGCCTCGCGCAGGCCGCCGATCGCATCGGCCAGGCCCGCTTGGATGGCCGCCTGGCCGCGGTAGATGGCCGCTTGCTGCGCGCGCACGGCTTCAGGCCGCAGCCCGCGGCGCTTCGCGACCCAATCGACGAAGCGCTCGTAGAGCGCCTCCACATCGGCCTGGATCGCAGCGCGCGCCTCCTCCGACAATGGCCGGTGCGGGTTGCCGTCGAGCTTGCGCTCGCCGGCGTGGAGGAAGGTGTAGGCAATCCCCTCCTTGGCGTCCTTGGCCGACTGATCCGCATGCACGGCCACCACGCCGATGGAGCCCACTTCGGCGGTCTCGGTCACCCAGATCGCGTCGGCCGCCGCCGCCAGGGCGTAGGCTGCTGAGAGCGCCGCAGGCGTTGCCACCGCCCACAGGAACTTGCCGCTCTCAACAGAGAGCGCGCGCAGGCGCGCTGCCGTCTCAAAGACGCCGGCGGCTTCGCCCCCGGCGGAGTCGATCTCCAGCACCACCGCCCGCGCGCGCGGATCGGCAAAGAGCGCTTCGGCCTGCGTCTCGATCTCGAGGTAGCTCTGAAGCCCAGAGGCCGCGCCGAGATACGCCGATCGATGCACCAGCGTGCCCAGGATCGGCAGCACGGCAATGCCGTCCTCGGTGATGTGCGGCTCTGGCGCGGCAGCCGCCTCGGTTGCGGCCGGCAGGGGGCCAAGCCCCAGCAGGCGCGGGCCGATGGCCGCAAGGATCGTCTCGAGCTTGGGCCGCGCGATCAAAAGCGGCGCGCCGTACAGACGCGCCGCCAGGTGGGGTAGATCAGTCATGGGAATCCTCTTGCGGTTGCGCGGGCGGCGACACGCGCCCAAAGACAAGCCCCAGTTCCTCGGCCCTGCGCCGCTCCTGGGCGATCTCGGCATCAAGCGCCTCGGCGTCATAGCCGCGCTCGGCGATCGACTGCGTGCGGCTCTTCAAGCCCGCCTCGATCGCGGCGATCTCGGCCTGGATGTCTTTCAGCGGATCGACCCACTCCCAGCGCGGGGTGAGCCATTCCACCGCCTCATACTCGCGGCGGCGGGCGCGGAAATTCGGCAGCTCAAGCGCCCCCGAGAGGGCGGCTGCTGCGATCCAGCGCCGCCACACCGGGCGGCAGAGCTGATAGACCAACACCGAATACTGGAAGGCTTCGATGCGGCGGCGAAACTCGATGAGCGCGGCGCGGGTGTTGGAGTAGTTGGCTTTCACCATATCGCCGCTCAAGGCCGCGTAGGGCAGGCCTAAGGCAGCCGCGACCTGAAGCAGCGTGCGATACTGAAACGCCTCGTAGTTGCCTCCGACATCGGCCGGCTGGCTGAAGGTGATGTCTTCGCCTTCGCCCAGGATCTGCAGCTGCCCCGGCTCCAAGGGCATCAAGCCCTCGCCTTGCTCGTCGCGCTCCAGGCGGCTGTCGAAGTCGGCGGCTGGCCGGCGCACAAAGCCCGCAAACATCGCCGCCACCTTCTTGCGATCGAGCTCCGCATCGTCGTACTGGTCCAGAAGAAAGAGCTTGACCAGCGCCGGCGCAAAGCGCGACACGCCCCGCAGCTGCCCGGCATCGACCGGATCGACGACGTGGATGACGTCCTCAGCCGGCACGCGGGTGGTCTCGCCCGCCAGTCCCGGCTCGGTCACATCCCCCGGGTGGCGGCGCAGGAAGTGGTAAGCCACGCGCCGGCCGATGCGGTCGAACTCGATGCCCTGGCGCAGGATGTTGCCGTTGGGAAGCTGGCGATTGTCCATCGGCAGCATCTCGGCGGGCAGCAACTGCAGCTGCAGCGGCACCGCAAGGCCATCTTCGGGGTAGCGGCTGCGGATGCGGATGAAGACCTCGCCGGCGATGAAGAGCTCGCGCGCGGCGCGCCGCTGCAGCCCGTACAAGTCGGTGAGCCACTCGCTGTCGGCTTCATCGACCCAGCGCCGCCAGAGCTGATGCACTTGCGCTTTCAGCGCGGCGTCGGCGATCTGGCTTGAAGGCTTCAGCCCTGAGCCCACCGCGTTGCCGGCGAAGCACTCCACGGCGTTGGCCGCATACCCGTTGTTGCGGATCAGATACCGCGCGCGGGCCGTCATGTCAGCGCCTGCGGCCTGGATCAGCGTATTGACGTGCGCGCGGCTGGCGACAAAGCCTTTCAGGCGGCGGGCAGACAAGCCGCCCTCAAAGCCGCCGATCAGCATGCCAAGGCGGCGGCGAAATCCCGTCCAGTCCATCACAGCCCCTTCGAGCACCAGGCCAGCAGCCGGCGCGAGCGGGCTCGACCCTCAGCGGCGGCGATGTCGCGGTTGAGGGCCTCAAGCGCCGCGCGCAGCTCGGCCTCGGACTTGTAGGTCACCCACTGCTCGCCGGCCTTGACGGTCAGCACCCCTGAGTAGCGCGCCGCCACGAGCTCATCGCGCAGGCGCTTCAGTTCCGAAAGCTCCATGTCCTCACAGATACGTCGACTTGATCGCCCGCCGCCGGCTGGCCTGCGGCGCAGCCGCCGGGCTCACCACGGGCTTGTCCGTCTTGGCCACAGGCTCCTTGGGGATCGCATCAGCCCGCTCATTAAGCCGCAGCCCCATCGCGATCAAGGCGTGCAGCGCGGCGTAGGCGTACACGCGGCAGTCCAGCGCTTCGTTCCGGCGCCCGGCGTCCTTGACCCACTCGCGCTTGGGGTGCCCCTTGACGTAGCGGGTGACGCAATGCTCGGCGGTGAGCTGCTCGAACCACGCCAGATCGCGCGAGCGCGGGAAATGCATCGCCCCAGGGCCAGGCGGGGCCTTGGGCAGGCGCGCGTAGATCGTCTCCTTGGCCGCATCGACCCCCACCGTGAAGAGGTGGATGCGCCCCTTGTTGGCCTTGCCGGGGCGGCGCGGCCAGATGGGTCGGGGGCCGGCTGCGCCCTTGATGGCGAAGATGCGGCGGCGCTCCTTGCCACGGCAGTAGTCGTAGGCGGCCAGCGTGTGGTGCCCCCCGGTGTCGATGCAGGCCGCCTCCACGAAGAGCCCCTGCGGCAGCGTGGCGTGCGGGTAGCGCCGGGCGAGATACTCATCCAGATCGGCCCAGACCTTGGGCGCAGAAGGATCGCCCCAGATCACCCGGTAGTCCAGGCTCCAGCTCTCCTCATCGCGCCCCCAGCCCACAAGCTCCACTTCCAGCCGGTCGGTCTGCACGTCCACCCCGGCGGTCAGGATCGCCACCTCCCGCGGGATCGGCTCAAGCCCAAAGTCCTCGCGCCGGCTCATGAGCCCTGCCGGGTCGAGGCTTTCGCCCAGCCGGTCTTCCCAGGTTTCGGCAAGCTTGGTGTTGACCCAGACCTTAAGCCGGGCCGGATCGTCCTTGGCCGCCACAAAGTCGCGCGCGATCTCGCCCCAAGCCAGCCACGGGCTGTAGAGGCTGGAGAGGTGAAAGCCCGCCGTCCTGCCATCGCCAGAAGCGGTCGCGCGCCAGCGGCCGGCCGCCAAAAGGGCGGGCTTTCTCCACTCGGAGTGATGCGTCTCGCAGTAGGGGCAGCGCCAGGCCGCTTCCTCAGGTCTGCCTTCGGGCCAGACGATGTCGCGCCAGGCAAGGGCCAAGTAGCGCCCGCAGCCGTCGCAGGGCACCTCAAAGACCCGCCGGTCGGACTCCAGGTACGCGCGCTCGATGCGCGAGAGCCCCTTGAGGGTGGGCGTGGAGCACAGGTAGATCTTCCTGCGCCGGAAGGTCACCGTGCGCTGGATCGCAAGCTCCACCGGATCGCCCTCGCCTTCCACGTCGCCCGGGTAGGCATCGACCTCATCGAGCATGAGGTAGCGCACCGGCATCGAGCGCAGGCCCACGGCGGAATTGGCCCCGGTCAGGATCAAGACCCCGCCCGGGAACTCCTTCATCAAGAGCGTGTTGCCCGAATCGCGGCTTCTCGGGTCTTTGACGCGCTCGGCCAGCTCGGGCGTCGCTTCAATGAGCGCGTCAAGCCGCTGGCGGCTTACGCGCTTGGTGGTCTCAAGAGATGGCTCCACCAGCAGCATCGGCCCGGGCGCGTGATGGATGACAAAGCCCACCCAGTTGAGCCCGCACTCGGTCTTGCCGACTTGGGCGCCGGCCATCAGCACCACGCGCTCGATGGGGCTAGAGGGCGAGAGCGCCTCCATCACTTCGCGCAGGTAAGGGGTTCTGGCCGTCGACCAGCGCCCCGGCTCGGCGGAGGCCATCGAGGACAGGATGCGGTGGCGGTCGGCCCAGGAGGCCACCGACAGCGGCGGATCGGGCGCAAGCGCCCGCTTCCACGCCGCGCGCGCAAGGCTTGATCCGTCCAAAGGCAATTCCTAACGCAACCGGCCAGATTCGCTCGAAAAATTCAACGCCAAAGCGCTTGGCTTCTCCCGATCGTTATGCCGTCATGCGATCCACACGATTGATCAACCACCACGCAAGGAGAAGCCAAATGGACGCCAAACACGCCGCAAACATCGAAGAAGAACTCGGCAACAAGCTCGCCGAGGCCGCGCTGACCATCCTGGTCAGAACCTGCCGCCAGGAAATCCGCGCCTGCGATGACGCCCAGCTCGAAGCGATCTGCCAGGCAATGCGCGCCGCCGCAAGAGCAGAGCTGGAAAGGTTCTTTGATGACGCAAGAGCCGCGCCCTGGATCGCCACCGCCGCGTTTCAGTCCGCCGCGCTGGGCATCGCCAATGCCGGCATCGCGGTGTTGCGCAAGGCCTGACGAGAAACGCGAAGCCAAGCAAAAAGCGCTTGGCTTCTCACGCGAACAGCGCGTTCATCACCTCACCCAATCACCACGCACCAAGGAGCAGACCATGACCCTGCGCATCCGCCAACCCCAGGTCACCGACACCAACGGCAACGCCCTCGGCACCCGCCTGATCCGCGTCGAGTTCAACGATCAAGGCCCAGCGACCGTGATGTACGACGGACAGCGTTACGACTTCACCGGCAAGACCGGCACCAACCTCAAAACCGGCCTGCCGGTGCGCGAGATGGCCACCGTGCGCGATGCGCGCCTGTGGATCAGCCTCGATGGCGAGCACCTGTGGGAAGACTGACTCGCGCCGATCCATCCAACGACCAGGAGAAACACCATGTCTGCACAAACCACCCCAATCACCGAACGCCAACTCGATCTCATCACCCGCGCGCATTGCGACGCCGGTGGCCTGATCGAGCCGCTGCTCGACCTCAAGGGCGGCGCCAAGCTCAAGATGATCGCCAGCCTCGCGCAGCGGGGGTTGATCGAGCAGCAAGGCGGCCAGTGGCGCCTGACCTCGGCAGCCATCGCCATCATCAAGGGCGAGGCGCAGCCGGAAGATGTCCTGCCGCCGACGGTGGCCACCAGCGTTGCCACGCCGCCGCTGGCCAGCGATCCGGAACTGGAAGCAGCGGTCGCCGCCGCCGAAGCCAGCTGGCAGCAGGATCAACCAGACGCCGCACCGAAGCGTGGCCGCGAGCACAGCAAGCAGGCGCTGGTGATCGAGATGTTGAAACGCCCCGAGGGTGCCACCATCGCGCAGATCTGCGAAGCCACCGGCTGGCAGCCGCACTCCTTGCGATCCCTGCTCTGCCACGGCCTGCCCAAGCAGGGCTACCGCATCCTGGCCGAGAAGATGCCAGGCAGCCGCCAGAAACGCTACCGCCTGACCGCCTCAGAGCCCATCGCCCGCGACCCCAAGGAGGCCGCCCATGACTGAAACCGCCGCCCAGCTGCTGCCCGACCTCATCAACGCCGCGCTCGAATGCATCGATGAGAGGGTCGAGACCGTCACGCGCAACGAGCATGGCTTCTATACCGAGGAGGATGCCGAAAGCATCCAGCGGGAGCGCCAGATCATCGAGCGCCAGATCGAGCAGCTTGGCCGCCTGCTTCAAGCCGCGCAGGCCATCGCCAGCATGCGCGCGCCCAGCGTCGAGCAGATCCTGCGCCGCCGCGGCTTTGGCTTTGAAGCCGATCGCATCGCCAATCTGGTGCGCATCGTCGATGCTCTGGACAAGGAGCGCCAGCCATGAAGTGCCGATCCGGCCTGCACGAATGGCTCGACCCAGCAAGCGCCCAACGCTGCTGCGACCCTGGCTGGAGGCGAGAGCTGCGCTACGGCTTTAACCGGCTGCCCGGCGACGCCGACGATGGCGCTGTGCCCATCCGGGGCACCGGCTGGCGCTGGGTGTGGCACCGGCTGGCGGCCGATGAGCCGCAGGATGTATCCCCCAATGCGGCCTAACGCGGCTGGCATCGCCGATGAGACCAGCGGCGACTTGCTGCTGGAGTCCTGACGGCTGCTCGGCGAGTGAGCGCGCCACTGCAGGCTTCAGGCCCCGCCCGCCGCCACCCGGCGGGCTTTCTCTCCTGCCCATTCTTCCCAGCGCCGCACGATCACGTCGCAATACTTGGGCTCCAGCTCAATGAGCCGCGCGCGCCGTCCCGTCTTCTCCGCCGCGATCAAGGTCGTGCCCGAGCCGCCAAAGGGGTCGAGCACGATGTCGCCCGGCCGGCTGGAATTGCGCATCGCTCGCTCCACGAGCTCCACCGGCTTCATCGTCGGGTGCAGGTCGTTGGCGCGCGGGCGCTTGATCGGCCACACATCGCCCTGGTCGCGGTCGCCGCACCAGTGGCGGGCAGCCCCCTTGGGCCAGCCATAGAGGATCGGCTCATACTGGCGCTGGTAGTCCGATCTCCCCAAGGTGAACGTGTCCTTGGCCCAGATGATGAAGGTCGACCAGTGCCCGCCCAGTTCATCGAAGACTTGCCGCAGCGTGTGGATTTCGCTGGAGCTCATCGCGATGTAGCACGCGCCATCCAGATGCGCCATCATGAGCGCCAGCGCCTCGCGCAGGAAGGGCGCAAAGCCTTCGCCCAAGTCGTCGTTGGCGATCGGCCGGCGCTTCAAGCCCTGATGATCGTCCGCGGCGTAGGCGACGTTGTAGGGCGGGTCGGTGAAGACGAGCGCCGCCTTCTCATCCCCCATCAAGGCCTGGTAGCTCTCAGCCCGCGTGGCATCGCCGCACACGAGCCGGTGCTCGCCCAGGATCCAAACATCGCCCGGCTGGGTGACGGGCTCTTCGGGCGCTTCAGGCACCGCGTCATCATCGGTCTGGCCTTGCCGATTCGGCTCTTCTTCGCCCAGGAGATCGGCCAGGGCCTGCTCGTCAAAGCCGATGAGGTCAAGGTCGAAGCCTTCTGCCTGCAGCTCGTCGAGCTCGATCTTGAGCAGTTCGCCGTCCCACCCCGCCATCTCGGCCAGGCGGTTGTCCGCCAGCACGAGCGCCCGCCGCTGCGTGGGGGTGAGATGGTCGAGCACCACCACCGGCACCTGCTGCAGGCCAAGCTTCCTTGCGGCAGCAAGCCGCCCGTGCCCCGCCACGATCACGCCATCGGAGCCGGCCAGGATCGGGTTGGTGAAGCCGAATTCCGCAATCGAGGCGGCAATGGCTGCGATCTGTTCCTGCGAGTGCGTGCGGGCGTTCCTGGCGTAGGGAATGAGGCGCTCGATGGGCCAGTGCTCGATTCGCTCGGCGAGCCAGTTCATGCCGCGTTTCTCCCCCACGGCTTATACGGCGCAGCATCGCCGAGCTTGGCCATGCGGTCGTTGAAGACGTCGGACAGGCGCTTCTTCGAGTCGCCATAGCTTGCCGCCACGACGCCCTCGGGCTCCCGCTCGGCCTTGACCTCCTCCCACGTCTGACCAGTCGCCTCCAGCACCGGCATCTGCTCCGGGTGGGTCTTGAGCCAGCGGATCACGGCCACATCGACGTATTCGGGCGCGAGTTCCGAGGCCCGCACGCGGCGGCCGCAGGCCTCGCCCGCGAGGATCGTGGTGCCGGAGCCAGAAAACGGCTCGAACACGATCTCGCCAGGGTTGCTGTAGGCCTCCATGACGAACGTCGGCAGACCGATCGGGAACACCGCCGGGTGGTCGATCTCACGTTCGGGGTCGATCGGCCCGCGCTGACGCGTCACCGTGATCACCGAATCCGGAATGCGGTAATCCTGGATCGGTCGGTCGGCGTGCGTCCAGTCGTTGGGCCTGCCGTTTTTGTCCCGCAGGCCGCCGCCGCCATTGATCGCGGACAGGTGCGAATAGGTGCCCGCCATCTTACACGGCACGATCTTGTTGGGCTTTCTGGCCTCGCGGTTGAAGTGGAAGATGAATTCATGCCGTGGGGCAAGTCTTCCCGCCCAGTCGCCCGGCACCGTCACCCCCTGATCCCACACATACCAGCCAAAGAAGCGCCAGCCTTGCCGCGGCATCCACTTCAGCCACTCATCCCAGTAAGGAATCACCGAGCCGTCGCGGTGCACCAGGCCCAGGTTGACGAGCATCTGCCCATCCTCGCGCATGGCGGCCATCGCCGCGGCAAACACCCCGCGCATGATCGCATCCCAGTCCTCGATGCCGCCCGTGGTGTAGTTCCTCTGGTTGGCATAAGGGGGGCTCGTGAAGAGCAAGTGGGCCTTCTCGCCGGCCATCAGCCGGGCAATCGCCTCGACGTCGGATGAGTCGGCGCAGATCAGGCGATGCCGCCCCAGCCGCCAGATGTCGCCGGGGCGGCTCGTGACGATCCTGGGAGGAGAGACTTCCTCATCGAGGTCGGCTTCATCCGCGCCCTCTTCGCTAGCCTCTTCCTCTTCCCCCTCTTCTTCGTCGAACTCGGCCAGATACCGCTCGATCTCGTCCTCGGCAAAGCCAGTGAGCTCCAGCTCGAAGCCCGCATCCCGCAGCTCGGCCAGTTCCACGGCCAGCATCGCCTCATCCCAGCCAGCATCCAGCGCCAGGCGGTTGTCCGCCAGGATGTAGGCGCGCTTTTGCGCAGGCGAAAGATGCGCCAGCTCAATGACCGGCACTTGCGCCAAGCCAAGCTTTCTTGCCGCGGCCAAGCGCCCGTGGCCGGCGATGATGCCGTTCTCACCATCGACAAGGATCGGGTTGGTAAAGCCAAACTCCGCAATCGAGGCGGCGATCCTGTCGATCTGTTCCGGCGAGTGCGTGCGGGCGTTTCTGGCGTAAGGGATCAACGCCTCCACGGGGCGCAGCTCGATTCGGTCGGCAAGCTTTGGGCTGATCATGCGCTTGTCAAAGACCCGCCCTGCGGCAAAAAGAACGCCAGCCGGCGCGAAGACCGGCTGGCTAACGCACGCAAGGAGGGAGCACAAAAGGGTCAAAGGTCCTGCACGAACTCCGACAGCAGCTCGCGCAGCTCGGTCTCAAGCATCGTCTCCACCGCCACCACGTCCGGATCGTCGGCGATGAGCGCCACCAGCTGCGGCGCAAGCTTGGCGGGCAGCTGCAGCAGCCGGTCGCGCAAGGCGCGCGCGATGCGAAACTGCTCGATCCTTGCCTCATCGGCTGAGACGAGCTTGCCTGCGCGCTCTTCGAACTCCAGCTTGGCAAGCCGCGCGGCGTAGGCCTCGCGGATGGCGCGGCTTTTGCTGTAGTCGGGGATGGCGCTTGATGGCTCAGGCGCAGCCGCCTCGGCCTTGGGCAGGCTGCGCGCCTGCGCGCGCGGCTGCCAGCCGGCGTTTCTCGCCGGATCGATGCTGCCGTCGGGCTCCTGCGCGATCTCGCCGCGATCGATGGCCTTGCGCACGGCGGTATCGGAAACCCCGCGCTGGCGGGCGAACTCCCGGATCGAAACGCTCATGGGTGCGAACTGCGAACTGCGAACTTTTTGCTCGCCTGACGGTAGCGAAATGCGGCGGGCCGCGCCGCCCCGCGCTCAACCTCGCCAGAAAGGAACCGCCAAGGCCGCTAAAAAGCCGCCAGAAGCGTTTTTACGCAGTCACCAAGGGGGGTAGCCTCGCGCCCGAAAAACGCGTCAGAGGGCGTTTTAGCGCGTTTTAGACCGGCAGTCTCAAGATGCCCACGATCATGCCCACCGCAGCCGCCAGCATCACCCCAACGCGGATCGTGAGGTCTTTGGTGAGGCTTTCGTACAGCTGCTGCAAGTCTTCCTTGGTCGCCAGCTCGGAGAAAGCGTACTTGGCCGACACCTTAGAAATCAAGACCTCTTGTCGACCCAAGCGCGCAGAACTGCCAGCGCCTCCCGACCTAGATCTGACCACACCAGCCCACTGGTTTCGTCAGCCTTGTTTTCTTCAAGCCGACCGTCGGCGCGAAACACGGATTTCATCAGCATCCAGAGGAGCAAGGTTGGCGGCACGATCATGGCTGTGCCGAGCATCAGCAGATGCCAATCGAGCGACTTGTCTGGATGCCTCCACGCCCAGCTCATCACCGACCAGACAAATGCGCCGAAGCCGCATAACATCAATGCGCAACCACTGACTGTCGCCCAGAAAAGCCATCGCCTTTGTTCATATCGCTGACGGTAAAGACGCTCCCGCACGTCGAAGACTGCGCTCCCGTCAGTTGTCCCAGCGCGGTCTAGCGACAAGTCAATTTGCTGCGGTTCGGTCATAAATTAGCAAACAGCCCGAGGTTTTGGACACGCCAATGCATTGCCGCCCGCGAGACCTCAAAGAGTCGCGCTAACGATTCCAAAGAATCCGCCACACCATTCTGCATCACATAACGCAATGCATCAGCGGGCATCAAAATGGCGGCAGCAAAAGCATTTGCCTCGCGTTCTTGTCCGCCCGCGGCCAAAGTAAATGAATCTGGCGCATCACGAAACAATCGCTGCCCATGCTGGAGATGACCGAGCGACCAATGCCCGAGCTCGTGGGCCACAGTAAAACGCTGTCGCACGCGGGCTTCATCGCAATTCACAGTAATACATGGTCTACCCTCACGCACCTCAATGCGCCCAGACTCATCGATGGCACCGCAACGCACATCAATACCCATGCGAGATGCGATGGCATGCACATCCACGGGCAGTTTACCGTCCCAGTAGACGGACAGGATTTGCGCGGCCTTACGCTCGATCATTGGTTGATACGCCACTGGACGTACGTCATCAAGACGTCTTGCAGCATACCATAAAGCTTACTCGATGGGAGCGAAGCTATCGCTGCCACGCCCGCCTCAACTGCTCGGCGAATCGCCGCTCAACCACCCTGCTCACCGTCTCGCGCATGCCCATGCGCGCCTTCACCGGCTGCGCGCGCTTGAGCATCCACAACGGCTGCACGTCCCGCCCCTGGCGCTTGAGCACCATGCCTTTTCGGATGAAGACGCCGCGCTCTTTGAGCATCCGCCCAGGCCACAGGCGCTTGGGCACCACCTGGGAGCGGGCGATGTTGGCAATCGGCCCCAGGGGGATGGCGTTCTTGCCCACGCGCAGCCCGCCCACTTCCTGCCAGACCATGAACGCATCGCGGCTGCCGACTGCGGCCTTGAGGCCCTTGGCATCGGCGGGCCTGGCCTGGATGCCCTGGACGACCCACGGCCGGCGCAGCGTAAAGCGCTGGGGAAGCTCCTGCCTGACCGCATCGCGCGCATCCAGCGCCGTCTTGGTCAGCGCCCGCGCCAGCGCCTGCGGCAGGCGGCGGGAGACTTGCGCCGAGAGCGCCTTGGCGTCCAGCGTGGCGGTGAGGCGGATCATGCCGCCTTGCGTCTCGTCTGCCGCGCCTGCGGCTCGGGCTTGGCTTCGCTCTGGGCTTGCCCCAGCGCCACGGCCGAGCCCATCGCGATGAGCGCGCGCGCTGCCTCCTCGGGCAGCTCCAGGCGCAACCCAGCCGGCAGGTGGCGCTGCTCAAGCCAGACGGGACGATGAATCAGCACCTGCATGGCAGGCCTCCAAAGCAAAGCGCCCGCTCGGGCTTCAGCCCTGCGGGCGCAGTAAGGGATGGTACTGTCCAAAGCATACTTGCGTGAAACGCCCCTGTCAAGGCCTGTAGCCGTAGTGCCGGCACAGCATGGCCAGGCCCGCGATGAGCGCGCCCATGCCGGTGTGCTGGGTCAGCAAGTAGCCGCTCCAGGCGGCTCTTTGCACCCACTCGCGCACCGACATGCCAAGGCCCACCACGTGCCAGAGGCCCGACCCCGCGGGCGACGTTGCGCCGCCAGCGGCATCCAGCGCCTCGCGCACGGCAAGCGCCGCCGCTGCGCTTCTTTGCGCGATGCCATCGCTCAAGCGCGTGCCCGCGGGCAGCCCATCGAGGCGCGGGCTGGCATATCCCGAGCGAAAGGCCCGCAGGAAGTCCTCCTGGAACTGCCGGCCCGCATCGTGCATGCCCTGCGAGATCGTGCCGGCCTTGAGCATCAGCCCCAGCGTGTCCACCGTCCGGTAGTGCCGCACGCGGCCCCACTCGGCGTCTTCCTCCTCCACGAAGACGGCCGCGCCGCCTGGGCGCAGCAGCACGTCGCCGGGCTCGGGCTCGGCCTTGGGGCGCTCAGCTGCGCGGCTCATGCGCCTGCCTCCACAGAAGCTCGCGCGCCACCGCCGCCCAGGCCTCTGGGGTGGTCTGCGCCGCCCACTGGGGCTCGACCCACATGTGCGCGGACTGCATCGTCAGCAGCACGGAGATCGGCCACATCACGCGCCACGGATGGTAGTTGGCGCGGAAGAACAGCGCCGGAATGCCGCCATCGCGCTGCGCCTGCTCCACCGCCTGCGCCCAGGCGCGGTTGACCTCGTGCGGCACCAGCAGGCTCCAGCGCTTGACCTCGATCGTCCAGCCCGGCACCCCCAGGATGTCGCTGTCGCCGTCGTGCTGGCGCACGCGGCGGCTGGCGCTGACCCCCAGCAGGTCGCTGATGATGGCGGCGACTTCGCGCTCGCCTCGTTTGCCTTTGTCGCGGCTCAAGGCTCCCACTTGAGTTCCTCCTGTTGCGGGTTCTGAGGGGCTGCAAGGCGTTTTTTGGGGTGGGCGGCTACCACCCTACCTGCCCCCTCCACAAAATCGCTCCTAGGGCCTTTTAGGCCAGTTTGCGGGCATGTTTGTGGCGCAGGCTCGATCAGCTCGTTGCGCTGGAGCCGCTCAAGCACCCCGTCCCAGACCTGCTGCCAGTCGCGGCGGTGCATCCGCCGGCAAGCCTCGATGTGGGCCTCCTGAAGGCGGCGCAGGGGCCGGGCGCTGGCAATGAGCCGCGCCATGCACCACGGGCAGCGCATGAGGTAAGCGCCGCAGGCAGGATGGGCGCGCGCAGCCGCGCAGGCCGGGCAGCTCACAGCCAGTCCTCCTGCGCAGGCTGCGGCGCGCGCGCAGGCTCGGGCACGAAGACGCGCGGCGCGCGCAGCGAGTCGGCGCTGAACTGGCGGCAGCCCGCAATCGACCACAGCAGCGCCTTGCGGTCTTGGACGTCGCCGTGGCGCTGCTTGTGCAGCGCGATGTGGCCGTCGGGCAGCGCCGGGTTGTAGTCGGGCTTGGTCGGGTCGTGCTTGGCGTTCCAGACGGAGAGCACGTTGTCTGCGCCATCGGTGATGCGGCTGGAGCCCCCCACGTCGAGCTTGCCCGGGGCCATCGTCTCATCGCGGCCCTTCCTCGGGTGGGCCACCACGTGCACGTGGCTGCCGCTTCGCTTGGCAAAGTCCGCTATCGTCTGGATGGCGCGCTTTTGCGCCGAGAAGGCTCCGCTGCCGTCTTCGGGCACGTCGGAGAGCATCATCAGGCTGTCGATCAGGAAGCAGTCGCAGCCGTACCGTCGGTTGGCGTACTCGAAGACCTTGATGAGCCATGAGAGCTCCACCGAGCCCACCCGGTCGATGACCCACATGCTCTGCCCGATCCAGCGCGCGGCCTGCGCGATGTGCTCAGGATGCGGCCGGTCCTGGCCGGTGGCGATCTTGATGAGGCGCTTGAGCTGCACCGCCGGCGGCATCTCGCCGGAGTAGACGCACCAGCGCGCCCCCAGCGCTGCGTGCTGCACGGATAGCTGCGCCAGAAACTGGCTCTTGCCATGCCCGTTGATGCCGGTCCACACCGACACTTCCCCGGGGCGGAAGACGAGCCAGTCCTGCGTCTTGTGGCCGATCGCAAGCGGGTAGCCCGCCGCTTCCTCGCCAGGCGCGGGCCAGAACATGGCCTGCACGCGCTCGAGGAACGCGTCGAACGGCCTAATGCCATCGGGCTCGATGGGTTTGGCCTCGCTGATGGCTCGGGCGAAGAACTCGGGGCTTTCGCCGGCTTGCAGCGCCTCGTTGGCGTCCTTGTAGGGGGCGAACTCGCACAGCCTCGCGCGCGCCTCGCCCAGCCTTCGGGCCAGCTCCCGCGCGCCCTTGCGTCCGGCCTCATCGGCATCGAAGGCGATCACGATGTCGCTGAAGCGCTCCAGCCGCTCCCAGTCGCTCTCCAGCCACGCAAAGCTGCCTGCGCCGGCGTTGACCGACAGCGCCGCGATGCCCGCCTGGTGCAGCGTCATGGCATCGAGCTCGCCTTCGGTGATGACGATGCGGCGGCACTTGGGGTCGATGAGGTGCCAGCCAAAGAGGCAGGGCTCTGCCTCCTTCATCTGGCGCATGTCGCGCTTCTCAGCGATGTTGCGGAACTTCGCGTTGATGAACTCGCCATCCCTCAGGTAGGGGAAGATGGCGTAGGTCTTGCCGGCTTCCTGGCGCTGCGCGATGCGAAAGTCGCGCGCGGTCTGCTCCTTGATGCCGCGCGAGGCCAGCCACGAAAGCACCTCGGCGGCGGCGGCCGTGCAGGCGGGCTTTGGCGGGCGGCGGTACTCGCGCTTCGGCGCGCCAGCCGGAATCGTCTCGCGCAAGCCAAGCCACTGCGCCGCCTCGCGCATGGCCTGCGCCACCGAGCAGGCCCGCACGGCCATCCACAGATCGAGCAGGTCGCCGCCCTGGTCGGTGGCGAAGTCGCGCCAAATGCCGCGCTTGTTGCCGTGGATGGCCACCGCCAGCGACTGCCCCGGCTCGCCGCTGATGGAGCCGGCCCTCCACTCGCGCCCGGCCCGCTTGCCCTTGGGCAGCAGGTAGGCGGCCACGTCTTCGGCGCGCTCCGAGAGCGCCTGCGCAATGTCGGCGGCGTTCACACGATCCTCCCGTCGCGCTCGTACTCATCGGGCCACACAGCCCACACGCCGTCGATGTAGCGCGGCACGCCCTTGCTCCAGTCCCACGCGTGCCAGTCGGCGGTGGAAAGGTCCGTGCCGGTGGGCGTCCAGCGCCCGACCTTCTGGCCTGGCGGCGGCCCGCCGTAGCGCGGCTCGTCCTGCTCCTCGTCCTGCCCGTCCTCCCAGCGCCTGCCGTTGAGCCAGGTGGCCGGATAGGGGATGTACTGGCCGCCGTCGCGGCTCCACTGGCGGCTGGCCTTGTGGCGCTCAAGCGCGGCCAGCAGGCGCTTGAGCAGCTCGGCATCGGGCTTGAGCTTGGCAAAGGCGCGCAGGGCATCCTGGCGCGCGACCTTTCTCGGGTAGGCCGCCCAGAACTGCGCAAATCCCTCGGGCTCGGCCTCTTGGCCGGCACGCGTGGATGGGCCGCCACAGGATCGAGCCCTGCCACTGCCCGATGAGGCCGCCTCGGCCCCGCCCTCCCCCTTGGGGGGGTAGGGGGGGGTATATGACGGTTCTACTGACGGTTTATTGACGGTTTGGGTGACATCCATGTCACCCGTCTCGGACACACATGTCACCCGTCTGGCGACATCCATGTCACCCGTGACATCAATGTCACCCGTGACATCAATGTCACCCGTGACATCAATGTCACCCGTAAAACTCGTCTTGGCGTTGTCGGTGAGCTTGCGAACATTGATCCGGTAGTGCCTGGTACTACCTGGCGCTCCACCGTTTTCATTGCTGACGACTTGCAACCATCCGTCCTCTATTAGTTGGTGCAAGATTCGCTGGGCATGGCGCTCCGATACCGACAACCGCCTTGCGACGGCTGCAACACTCGGATGCAAACTGCATCCAGTCCGATCTGCCCAATCGCACATGGCCAAAAGCGCCAGCTTTTGTGTGGCAGGCAAATTGAGTTGCCAAGCTTTTGCCATCAAATCGATACTCATTTCGCCTCCACTTCGTCGAGGGCGAAACCATACTTGCGCAAACATCCCAGCCCGGCCAGGTCGCGCAGAATGCGCGTGACGTCGTCCATTGGCATGCCGACCAGGCTGGCGATGTCGTGAGCCGAGGCCGGCGTGACGCCAAACCCGCCACCTCGCAAGCAAAACAGCGCCATGAGCACGCGCACCTGCTCGTAGGTCAACCGCCGGTCTTGGATCACTTCGATGGGGATGAGGGCAAACGTGCCGGCTTGCATCAGATCGCCCTCCACACCCGCTGATGCCGTCCGCTTCGGGTGGGCTTGACCTCGCCCGTTGGCATCGCCAGCCCGGCCTTTTGCAGCTCCGGCAGGCGCTTTCTGATGGCGTAGGGCTCAAAGCCCAGCAGATTGCTGATCTCCTCGGGCGTCAGCGGCCCGTAGAGCCGCAGCATCCCCAGAATGCGGTTGCGCTGGGTGGGCGCAAACTCGGCGGTGCGATCGGCCGCCTCGTGGCTTGTCCAGGGGTCGGTTGAGCGTGCAGGTCTCATGGCTCCTCCTTGACTTGCGTGACGGGTGTGCCTGAATCGAGCTCAGACAGCTCCGGCCACAGCTCGCGCCAGTCCGCCCGCGTGTGCTGCCTTGGCACAACGCCGCTTGTCGCCTTCTCGATCTGCACGCTGCGCAGTGGAGAGATGTGCGCAACGCCAGAGGCCATCTGGCACAGATAGGACAGCGACACGCCAAGCTTCTGGGCAAGGCGCTTGCGCTCGCCGCGTGGCAGGGTGTCGAGGTACTCCTTGAGTCGCATGCGGCCAGTTTACTGACCACTAAACCCAGAGTCAAGTATTTGATTGTTTATCCGCGCCTAAAGAAAATGCGTCATGGACATCCAAAGCATCCGCCGCCAGCAGCTGCGCCGCTGGTTCCAGGGCCGCACGCTGCCGCAGCATGAGAAGAGCTACTTGTCGCAGCTCATGCACGGCAAGGCCTCCTTCGGCGAGCGCGCCGCGCGCCGGCTCGAGCGCGACTACGGCATGCCGCCTGGCTACCTGGATCGGCCCGCCGATTCCAATGTCGAGCCCGGCCCCGACATCGCGGGACTGGTGCCGCTCATCTCCTGGGTGCAGGCCGGCCACTGGGCCGAGATCGCCGGCAGTCTCACGCCTGCGGATGCCGAGGAGTGGCTGCCCTGCCCCGTCAAATGCGGCCCGCGCACCTTCGTGCTGCGCGTGCGGGGCGAGTCCATGTTCAACCCGCATGGCCGCCCGTCCTTCCAGGACGGCGACTTGATCTTCGTCGACCCAGACCGCCCCGCCGTGCATGGGTCGCTGGTGGTGGTGCGGCTGGACGATGCGGCCGAGGCCACCTTCAAAAAGCTCATCGTCGAGGGCAACGAGCGCTACCTCAAAGCGCTCAATCCCGCCTGGCCCGAGCCCATCATCCGCATCAACGGCAACGCCACCATCTGCGGCGTGGTGGTCTTCCGCGGCGAAAAACTCTAAACAGGCGCGGAACGTTTAGCTGCTGCTTGACTTTTTGGTTTACATACGGCTAAATTACGCTCGTCACCCACCAAGGAGACGAGCATGACCCTGCTGACCTTTCGCATCACCCTGGGCCGCGGGCCGGATGCCCGCGTGCTGCACGTGCTGGCGCGCCATGTGTGCGACGCCATCGAGATCGCCCTTGCCACGCAAACCTCGCCGCCTTGTCGTCTCAAAGCCGAGGCCATCGGGAGGGTCGCGTGATGCGCAAGTTCCTCCGCGACTTCCTGTGGTACCTGCGCCACGGCTATTCCATCCGCCGCGCCTGGCATCTGGCGCGCATCACGCTGTAAGGAGCCCCCCCCATGTTCACCCCCGCCACCCGACGCCATGCGCGGCTTCGCCTGGCTATCGCCGGACCCTCCGGCTCCGGCAAGACGTACTCGGCCCTGGCCGTGGCCAGCGGCATGGCCGACAAGATCGCCGTCATCGACACCGAAAGCGGCTCCGCGTCTCTGTACGCCGACCGCTTCCGCTTCGACGTGATGGAGATGGGGCCTCCTTTTGCGCCCGAGCGCTTCGTGGAGGCCATCGCCGCTGCGGTCAAGGCCGGCTACGAGCTTCTCATCATCGACTCCATCACCCATGAGTGGATGGGCGAAGGCGGCATCCTCGACATCCACGACAAGATCACGCGCTCGTCCAAGTCCGGCAACTCCTACGCCGCCTGGGCCGAGGTCACCCCGCGCCACAACAAGCTCTTGGACGCCATCCTGCGCGCGCCGATCCACATCATCGCAACGCTCAGAAGCAAGACCGAGTACGTCATCCAGGACGTGGGCGGCAAGGCCGTGCCGCGCAAGGTGGGCATGGCCCCTGTCCAGCGCGATGGCTTCGAGTACGAGTTCACCACCGTCTTGGAGCTCTCGCTCGATGGGCACCTGTCCACCGTCAGCAAAGACCGCACGGGGCTCTTCGATGGCAAGGATCCCGCGCCGCTGTCGGCCGAGACGGGCAGGATGCTCATCGAGTGGCTGCGCTCTGGGCAGCCTGCCTGGGATGCCGAATCGACCCTTGCTCGCATCGCGCGCGCCTCCACGCTCGATGAGCTCAAAGCCATCTGGCATGAGACGCCGCCAGAAAGCCGCGACGCCATCAAGGCGGCCTTGTCCGAGAGGAAGGCCGCGTTGCAGTCTGAAACCGTCACCGAGGAGGCCGCAGCATGAACATCTCGACGACCAATCAAACCGCCGCCACCGTGGGGCTGGATTTGCTCAGGGCGCTGATCGATGAGATGCGTCTTTGCCCCAAGCCCTGGGCGGCGATGTCGCAGGCGCAGCAGGATGAGGTGATCGAGCGCCTGCGCCGCCGGGTGCTCGCACAGGTGCACGAGGCGGTCAAGGCCATTGCCGCCGATGGGCGCGTGGTGGTGGCAGGCGAGCTTGAGCAGATCACGATCAAGGATGGTGTTAAGGCCGTCATCAAGATGTCGCAGGCTTCGCCCCACATCCACGAGCTCTACAGCAGCGCCGGCAGCACGGTGCTGGTGGTGGTGGCCGACGCCAAGCCCTACACGCAGGGGATGGATGAGGTCAAGGGCGAGCCCGATCAGAACGCCCTGGCCTTGCCCCATGAGGCAAGCCGCGCATGACATCCAAAGGGTCGGAATGGAATTCCGGCCCCTGCCCTTGACTTCGATTCACAAGGAGAGACCCGCATGAGCATTCCTAGCTACGCCTACAGCACCGAGCATCTGGAAGCCGCCGATGGCGGCGAGCGCTACATCGCCCACACCGGAGCCTACACCGGCACGATCGACTACGCCCGCGCCATCCAGTCCTCCAAGGGGGCCTGGGGGGTGGAGCTGGGCTTTGTCGCCGACGATGGCCGCAAGCCGAAGTATCCGCTGACGCTTTGGACGCTGTCGGCCGATGGCAAGCGCTACTTCGGGCATGACCTTCTGGATGCCTTGCTCGTCTGCGCGGGCGTGGAGTCCGGCCTCAAGCCCGGCAAGGTGCGCTACTGGCGCTGGGATCGGGAGCTCGGCGAGGAGGTGGAGGCCGTGGCAGACGGCTATCCGGCGCTGAAACACAAGCGCATCGGGTTGCTGCTGCAGCGCGAGCTCTACACGACCCAGACTGGCAAAGAGGGCTCGCGGCTCAACATCGTGGGGGTGTTTGACCCGCAGACGCGCCAGACCGCCAGCGAGAAGGCCGCGGGGCTGGAGCCCCAGAAGCTTGCGGCAAGGCTTGCCAGCCTCAAGGACAAGGATAGCCGCGCCGCCCAAGCCCCTGCTGCTCAGCCTGCGCAGGGCAGCGGGTTTGAGGATATGCAGGACGACGTGCCGTTCTGAGGAGGGATCATGAATATCCGCATTGATGAATCGAGCATCGCCGAGGCCGTCCGTGACTCGGTGCACGACGCGGTAAACGCCGCGCTCAAGGGGTATTCGGTGCAGTCCGCCATCGCGCAGGCGATGGCGCATGAGATCACGAGCGGCGCGATCGTGCAGGCGATCAAGGAGGCTGTCGCGCAGGTGGATCACCAGCAGCTTGTGCACGCGCTGGCGCGCGAGATTCAGGTTGCCACCACCAAAGCCGCCATCGCGATCCTGCAAGAGAGCATGGTGGAGGCCATCGCCAAGCTGCGGGGGCTGTCCACCTACTCCGAGGAGGACAAGCGCGAGCGCGAGATGATCCGGCAGCGCATCTTTGGGCGGGAGGGCTGATGCGATGAGCCTGCCCGCGCTTTATGAACTCGCCGCCGACTACCGCCGCGCGCTTGAGACGCTTGCCGACCTCGATCTGCCCGAGGAAGTGGTGCAGGACACGCTCGAAGCCTTGAAGGGCGAGGTGGAGGTCAAAGCCACCAACGTCGCCGCCTTCGTGCGCAATCTGGAGGCCCTGGCCGAGCAGATCAGGGCGGCCGAGGCGCAGATGGCGGCACGGCGCAAGGCGATCGAATCACGCGCCGAGCGGGTGCGGCAGTATCTGCTTGCCAACATGCAGGCTTGCGGCATCTCGAAGATCGAGAGTCCGTGGTTTGCGATCGCGATCAGGAAGAATCCGCCAGCCGTGGAGATCGTGGATGAGGCGCTGATTCCGCCGGAGCTGATGATGACACCGCCACCGCCGCCGCCCAAGCCCAACAAGGAGGCGATCAAGGCGCTGCTCAAGGCAGGGCAGGAAGTGCCGGGGGCGAGGCTGACCCAGGGGGTGCGGGTGGAGATTCGGTGA